TACCAATACTTACAAAGGCTGTCCAAGAACTGTCTGCAAAAAACGATGCACTAGAGGCACAGAACACAACCCAAGCAACACAAATAGCTGACCTCATAACGAGAGTAACGGCACTGGAGGCAGAATAATGGCAGTATCAAGAATCAACGAAGCTGGCCTCAACGTTAACCAGTATGGGAACAGGAACATTGTTATTAATGGGGCGATGAAGGTTGCTCAAAGAGGTACGCAAACTAATCAAACATCTGCATACACAGCATGTGACCGTTGGACCTTTGCGGAGGCTGGTGCAAGCGTTATCACAACAACTCAAGATTCAAACGTTCCTTCTGCTCAAGGTTTTGGTAACTCGTTAAAAATTGATGTAACTACAGCCGATACGTCTCTCGCTAACAATGATTTTGCTTTTGTAAGAACAAAGTTTGAGGGTCAGGACGTACAACAACTTTTATATGGTACAAGTAGTGCTAAACAAATCACTCTTTCTTTTTGGGTAAGCTCTCCAAAAACAGGTATTCATGTAGTAGAACTCAGACACAGAGATGCCTCTGGAGGAACTGAGTATAACAATCAACAGTATACAATAACTACCGCAAACACTTGGCAAAAAGTTGAAATGACTTTTGTAGGTCAAACAACGGATGCTTTTAATGATGATAATGATGTTAGTTTAGAAATTGTTTTTTGGTTAATGGCTGGCTCTACTTATAGCGGTGGCACTTTTGTAAGTAATACTTGGGCAACAACATCAAGTAATAGGGCCGCAGGGCAAGTTAATGTGATGGACAGTACCAGCAATAATTTTTATCTTACTGGCGTCCAGTTAGAAGTAGGCGACACCGCCACGGACTTCGAGCATCGAACCTTTGATGATGAGTTGGAAAAATGTCGTAGATACTTTTTTAAGTATAATACAAATGGAGATGCTATGGGGGCTGGAATTTGGTATGCCAACAATCAAGTTTTAGGTTATCATAAATATCCAAAAAGAATGAGAGCTGCGCCTACTATGTCTAATAGCGGTGCGGGTTGTATGTCTTGTTACACAATTGGTAGCTCAATTCTTCAGTCTGGAGGACAGGTGCATGATAATATCCTACTTGATTCTTGCAGATGGAATTTTACTACAGCAAGTAATGGAAACGCAGGTGATGGAACAATGATGCAATTACCCAATGGCACTTTTATTCAAGCAGATGCGGAGTTATAAATGGATATTACATCAGCACAATATATTGTAGATTTAGATGGCACTACCAATATTTCTATTCAAGCTACAATAGATGGTGGTTCTGTAGTGGTTCCCCTTGACACAGGCAACCGCCATTACGCAGCCATCCTTGAGTGGGCAGAAGAAGACGGCAACGAGATCCAAGCAGCGGAGTAATGTTACATGCCACTAAGCAAGCTCCAGTTCAAGCCGGGAATCAACCGAGAGGGCACCAACTACTCTAACGAGGGGGGTTGGTTTGACGGAGATAAGATCCGTTTTAAATCTGGCTATGTGGAGCGCATTGGTGGTTGGCAACCGATAGCAACAACTACATTCTTAGGCAGTTGTCGTAACATGCTAGACTTCGTAACACTGGCATCTGAAAACTTTTTGTTTATGGGTACGCATGAGAAAGCCTACCTCGAAGACGGAGGTACATACTACGACATAACCCCGCTTCGCACGACCTTGACCCTCGGATCTAATCCCCTCACGACAGGAGCGGCTGGTTCTGGAACGATTACAGTAACGGCAAATTCCCATGGCGCAAAGGCTGGAAACTATGTTACTTTTGCAGGGGCAACGGCTGTAGACGGAATAACCGCCGAACAGATAAACCAGAACCTTGAGATTGCAACAGTCATAAATGCTAACAGTTTTACTGTAAATACAGGTGGAGCAGCTTCTTCTGGTTCGACAGCAGGAGGTGGTGGTTCTGTTACCGCCGCTATGGAAATAGATATTGGTCTTAACACCACTGTTCTTGGTAACGGCTGGGGTGCAGGAACTTGGGGTCGTTTTACTTGGAGTTCTGGTGCTGGATCTTTGGCAGGTCAGAACTTACGATTATGGAAGTCAGACTCATGGGGCGAGGATTTATTGGCTAATCTAATAGATGGTAGCCTTTATTATTGGGATGCCACAAACGGCAAGACCGCTAGAATGGTGGAGTTAGCAGGTATTTCTGGTGCTACAGGAGTTCCAACAACAACTCGTCAAGTCATGGTATCAGATACAGATAGACATGTTTTATGCTTTGGTGCCAATCCAATTGGAAGTGCTACGTTTGATCCGTTGCTTATTCGTTGGTCAAGTCAGGAAAGTGTAACAGATTGGACACCTACTGCTACAAACACGGCTGGTAGTATACGACTGTCTCAAGGATCTGAGATTGTTTGCGCTGTTAGAACATCACGTCAGGTTCTTGTGTTTACAGAAAACAGTCTACACAGCGTTCAGTTTATTGGGCCTCCGTTTACTTTTGGCACAGCTATTCTTGGTACAAACGTTCGTATCGCTGGTCCCAACACGGCTATTGCGGTGAACGATCTAGTGTTTTGGATGGGCCAAGAGAACTTTTATGTGTACGATGGACGGATTACAGCTATTCCTTGCAGTGTACGTCAGTATGTATTTGATGATATAAACCGAAACCAATCGTTTAAATTCTTTGCAGGAAGCCTATCAAGCAATACAGAAGTTTGGTGGTATTATTGTTCCGAAAACAGTCAGGAAATAGATCGTTACGTTATCTACAACTACTTAGAAAAGGTTTGGTATTACGGTACTCTTACCAGAACAGCTTGGAACGACAGGGCTTCTGGTAATCGTTTGTTTCCACAAGCTGCTGGAACAGATGGTGTTTTATATAACCATGAAAACGGCCTTGATGACGGTAGCGTTAACCCACCTGTAGCGGTAAATGCTTTCGTTCAATCTTCTGATTTTGACATAGGCGATGGGCAACAGTTCATGTTGATTAACAGGATTATTCCCGACCTTAACTTTACAGACTCCGATGCTACACAGCCACAGGTTACACTAACCATGGGGGCAAGAAACTACAACGGTAGCGCAGCAGGACAGGGCACACAATCTGGAGATGTTGTTCGTAGCTCTGTGGTTTCAGGCACCGATAACTATACAGAACAAGTGCAGATGAGACTGCGTGGAAGACAAGTAAACCTAAAGGTTGAAAGTGATACTACTGGGGTAAACTGGAGATTAGGCGCACCTAGATTAGACGCTAGAGCGGACGGGCGACGATGACTAGAAAGATTGTTCGATCCATTATTCCAATTGCCCCTCTACAATATGACTCTGCATATGTGAATCAATTAGCTCGGTCCTTGGACAATTTTATTGACGAGCAAAGAAATCCGATTGTAAACCTTTCTAATATACCTAACGAAAGTTTGGCTAATGGATTAATAGAGGGAGACCTATACGAAGCAAATGGGTTTCTAAAAATTGTTAGAGCTAACGAAGTATTTGGCGGAACACATTTAGGCACGACAGCAGTAGGAACAGTAACGGTGGTGATAACATGACAGATATTCTTATTATGCCAGACGGTAGTAGGTGGAAACCTTCTTCAAGTTCTGATACAGTAGAATGTGTAAACTGTAATAATGCAGTAGACACACCAGAAGAGATCGCTTCTTATCCTGATGGTAAATGCCCAGATTGTGGAGAGTCATGGACAGGAAGCGAAAAGCGCAGTACAACTATTGTAGTAACAATGCCTGAACAGATTACGGGTGGAACATAATGGCAGAAAAAGAAACAGAAAAGAAAAAGGGAGATTTATTCTCCTCAATTGGTTCTCTCGTTGGTTTGATTGCTGGTGGTCCAGTCGGTGGATTTATTGGTGGCGTTGGTGGCGCTCTCTTGGGTGGCGCATCACCGGACTCTGCAATGCGTTCTGGCATAGGTTCGCTTATGCCTATGATGTTTGGTGGTAAAGCTGGCGGCATAGGTAATTTATTAAGTGTTATGGGTGGAGGAATGGGGCCTCAAGCTCGTGGCGCAGGTCTCATGAATATGTTTTCTGGCGGTCAACAAAACCCAATGTCTATGATTTCAGGAATGGCAGGACCCACAGGCGGAGCGACTAGAGCAACACAAGGTATTTTAAACCTAATGGGATCAGATGATCCCATTTTAAGTTCTATTATGAGAGAAGCGTTGTATCAACAACGACGCCCACAATTCGAAAACATTATGAGTCCCATGGAAATGCGTCAGTATCAAACAGGAGAACGTAATCCTGATTACCGTGGAACACCCGTAATGAAAGCGCAAGGCGGTTATATCGAGGGCCCCGGAACTGGGACCAGCGATTCAATACCAGCAGCAATATATCAAGACGGTGGCAGAGTTCAGGAGGCGGCTCTTTCAGACGGAGAGTTTGTGATGACTGAAGCAGCCGTCAAAGGTGCGGGAGGCGGTGACCGGGATGCGGGGGCTGCAAGGATGTATCAAATGATGGATCAGTTTGAGAGGAGAGCCTAATGGCAGAAGAAATTATCTCAAAACAGATGACGCTTCTTCCTGAGTATCAGGAAGATTTCTTAAAAGATCTGTTAGCAAATATATACCAAGTAGATCCTGAAACGCAGGAAGTAACAGGTATTGCGTCTAAATCTCCGTTGTATGGAGAACCAATATTAGATGCTTCTGGCAACCAGATGTTTGTTGGTGCCGATGGCAACCCGACATCTGATTCTACTCAAGCACAGGTAGACCAGTATGGTAATCCTGTTATGGCAACAGACGGTGGTGTAGCACAGCCAGACGTTATTCGTTTTACAGACGCACAGCAGAAAGCTCTAAATCTTCTAACCGGAGACATTGATCCTGATACTGGAGAGTACACCTACTCAGGGATTGGCGCATTCCAAGATGAGCTTGATAGGGCGAATGAGGTACAAGAGCTAGGTGTTAGTGCTGTAAAAGATTCTACAGGGCGATACGATCCTCAAGGTCAGATTGTCAGGGATGCAGATGGCAACCCAATGATTGATCCTACCACCGGAGAGACTATGCGTGAAGGTGGATACAAAGATTTTTATGATCCGTTTGTTGAGGATGTAATTGATACGACACTGGCTGACATACGGCGAGAAGGTGATATTGCTAAAATAGGCGAAAGAGCCGAAGCTGTAGGTGCTGGTGCATTTGGTGGATCTCGACAGGCCATAGCCGAGCAGGAACTACAAAGAAACATTGATGACCGTGCAGCTAGGACCTCGGCACAACTTAGATCTGCTGCGTATACAGGCGCACAGAATCAAGCTCAATCTGCATTTGAAAACCAGATGAAGCGTGGACAGGGTGCAGGTCAGTTGTTCCAGAGCCTTGGTACTGGGATCGGGGCGCTTGGAGAAGCACAACAGGCACTGGATCAGAAAGACGTAAACGCATTATTTAACGTAGGATCGTTAGAACAGAATCAATTACAATCAGAGTATGACGTTCAACGTGCAAGTCAATTAGAAGAAGCATACGAACCGTTTGCTCGATTTTCATATATGAGAGATATTTTATCAGGTGTACCATCAAGCGGTACGTCGTTAGCGGCATCTGCGACACCACAAGCTAGTCCTCTTGCAAATGTACTAGGTGGTGCAAGTACGCAGATATCTGCGGGTGGGGGGCAACCAATAATTGGTGGTGGTCTAGGAACTTTAAGGTAAGGGTTAAATATGCTAGGTGGGATTAATAACGCGGCATTGTTTGGTGCAACTAAGGAGAAGCCTCGGTTTGCTCGAGATAAGATTAGGCAGATGGGTGGGATTATGTCATCCTCTCCTGAGTTGATACAGGCCGTACAATCAAAGTCCGCTCCTCCAGCTATGACACCCAAACCCCCTCCACTTGTTCCTGCGGGTAACATGCCTGTGCAACCTACGTTGCCAACTGCGGTTCCTCCTATGCCGCCACGACCACAGCCACAACCTCCGCAACCACAACAAGTTGCCGCTGCGGCCCCACAGCCACAGCCACAGCCACAGCAGCCTATGCCTATGCCTATGAAAGAGGGTGGGCCTATTGATGTGGGTGAAGAACCGAAAGTAACGAAGAATCAAGTGTTATTGACATCTTTGATGCAGATTCCCAGTATTGCTGCTGTCGTACCCCGGTTAGTAAAAATGCATGGTGGTGCAGAGAAAGCAGAAGAAGAGGTAGCTAAGAAGAAAGCATCTATAGATACAGCCGTTGCTTCTGGTAACGAAGAAAACATAGCCAATACCGTAGTCGATCAAGCAGGTCTTCCTGTTAGTGACGAGGGTAAGAAAAAGTTTGCTAAGAATGCTTTCGGTATGGAAAACGTAAACGATATCGATGAGATAAACAGGCGTATAGCTAACGTTGCTATCAGTGGATCTATCGGCAAAGGAAACGATGCATATGTTCAGGCTGTGTTACTTGGCCTTGGTCAGATGAAGAGCACAGCATCTGCTCGAGCGGAAGCTGCTGCTGACGCCGATGGTAGCGGTGGGTTCTTGGATACTACAAAAGGTGAAGCTGCTTTAGAACTATACACGTCAATGATTGCAAACAACGAAGCCCCCTCAAAGGTTGAAGCAACATTAAATAGAGAAATGGGGGAGAACATTGGAACTAGAGTTCGCTTGGCGATTACCGGAGGCTCTGCTGCTGCACCGCAACAACAAACCACGGGCGGTCTAGAAGTAGGTAGAACGGCTACCAATCCTGAAACTGGTGAAAAGAGACGGTGGGACGGCACTACATGGCAGAAGGTGTAGCACTCCCTAAAGGTTTTAGCCTAGATCCAGTTGCATCTTCTTCTGTTCCTAAAGGTTTTAGCCTAGATCCAGTTGAGAAAAAAGGATCGTACCTATCAGGGGCACAAGGACTTGTGCCCGATGTTGCAGAAGAAATCGGTAAAGGTATTTACTCCGGTATCGTGTCTGTCCCTCAAGGAATCGCGGAACTTGGAGCTATAGGCGTGGACGGTGTGCTTGGCACAAACACAGGCCGTGTGGTTACAGATGCATTTGAAATGATTAAACCAGAGCTCGATGGCGCAGCAGGTGAGATAACCGAGGACCTCGTAGCTTTTGGTGTTGGCTTTGTTCCTATAGCTGGTTGGTTGGGTAAAGCAGGTCAGGCTGCTAAACTAGCCAAGGCAGGTAAGTCTATGTCTACTGCTGGTAGAGGTAAGTTTACCAAGTCTGCTATCGAGTTTGGCACAACCAAGACAGGCCAAAAGGCCCTTGGAACTTGGTCCGGGTTAGCTGGATCTACCGCCGTGGGTGCTCTTGGTTACAGCACAGCCGTAGCTAGTGATGGTAGAGCTACGCTATCAGATAATTTTGCAGCCCTTCCTGATTTTTTAAAGACAGAACAAGATGAAGGGTTAACTGGACGACAGGAAGCTGGGCGTCGGTTTCGTAATAAATTACGGGTAGGTGTAGAAGACGGTATTTTAAGTGGCGTGTTTGACGTGGGGCTTAAAGGTTTGGCTGTAGGGTCTAAAGCTGTAGGTCAGACAGAAACAGCAGGAGTAGTAGCAAGAGCTCTTCGTGCTACACCTAGCAAAGTTGGCGGTGCGTTTATGAAAACGTTGGACACCGTAGATAAAGCTACGTTTGATGTGGGCGCAGCACCCAAAGTTAAATCTGGTATGAGCGCAGCAACTGATCAATTTAACAAATATTTTACAGCTTCTGGTGGTGCAAAAACAGAGCTATATGAAACAATTCAAGACGGCAAAGCCAGAGCGGATCTGTACGAACGACAAGGTATACAGGCAGCGGAAGACTGGACAAAGGCCGCTGCTTCTTTTTTAAAATCTGCAAAACTAAAAGACAAAACTCCTGTAGAAGCAGAAAAATTAAGTTCTGATTTGAGCAACTATTTGTTGGGGGCAAACACTGCGCTTGATAAATATGGAAACAAATCTCTTATCAAAGCTGCGGATAAAATGATCGATATTAGATCTGACCTAGACGATAGAATCGTAACACAATTAGAAGAAGCAATTGGTTTTAAGACTCCCCTTTCTCCTGAAGATGCACGTTTGCGTGGACAATTAGAGGCCCTAGGTGTTGAGGATTTACCCGGAAGACGCACAACAGCAACTGCTGACCGCATGATAAATCAACGGTCAGGTCGGACTGAACTTCAGGATCCTGTTCTCCCCGGTCAAATAAAAGCAGCTAAAGCGTTAAAAGAAATAAAGGACGCGCAAGAAGGTCAAAGAAAATACCTTCGTAGATTATTTAAAATGTACACAAATCCTGTTGAGTTTTATCGTAATCTAGATTTAACATCTAAAGAGTTTGATGACGCTGTTTTAGAAGTAGCTAGAAACACTGTTACGGGCAAAGGAAGAGCGCCCAACGAAAACGATTTGTTAATAGCTAAATCAACTGTATATAACACTTTAGGCTTAGACACTCTCGGTGGGATGCCTCCAGAAATGGCTTTAAAAGATGCCCTTAAATCTGCAATGGATGCTGGGAAAGGTAAGGGGTTTGGTCTTCTTGCAAAAGAACGTCCTGTGCTTTCTTCTGTTGATGATATTTTTGTAGAAAGAAAAGAAATTATAGACGCTAGTCCAAGTCTTCGTAAATTAATGGAAGAAATAACGGATCCAATAGAAAGATACACAAGGACAATCTCAGACACAGCACAAGCTAACGCAGCGGCTGACATGTACGCGGGTATGAGGTCACAAGGTTTAGTTTCTAATTTGTTTGAAGGAATAGAATCGCTTGTAAAAGGTGGTCGTCCTGCTTTGGTCGAGGTTCCTGACCCTGCAATCATGAGTCCAGAAGAATATGTTGCGGCAATGGCTCCTTACAACAAGATAGCAAAAGAACAAAACACCATTACTGGTGAAGCGAACTTTGTTCAAAATGCAAGTGGTGAGACTGTAGAAAACCCCAGATTCCTCAAAGGACAGGATGTAGTTAATGAACGCATGAATGCTTTAAGTAGAGCAGGTTATGTGCAACTCAAAGACAGCAAAGACATAGACCATGTGTTTGGTGGTTCCTATGGAGATCTCACAGGGATGTATGCGTCGCCTGAATCTTACGGTGCGCTTACTGCGCCCTTGAGACTTGGAACAGGAGCTTTGGGTGAAGTTGCCGGGATTTTTTCAGAGCTAAGATCTTTATCGCAGAAGATGACGATTGTTCCTAACCCGGGAGCACAGGTCCGTAACATTGTAGGCAACGTAGGTATGCTTGCTGGTAACGCAAACTTTGGAAGAGACACAGATCTTATCGATATGTTTAAAATTTTTACATCAAGTTTAGATAACGTAGACGAAGCAGGTTTAGGTCGTTTGGCTAAAAAAATTGCTTTAACTGGCGTTGCTGATACCAGTTTGGTTACTAGAGCATTAAAAGAATTTAGAAAAGCTGGTAAAGATTTAACTGTTACCGGAAAACTTGCTAACAAAATAGATTTTTACGAAAAAAGAATGATTCCTTTTATGAAAACCTTTGAAAAAATTTATGGGGAATCAGATACTTTTTTCAAAGGTTTGGCTTTGCTTGGTGAGGAAAAGAAAATCCGTAATGCACTAAGCTCCGCAAAACTCGGAGACGATCCTAGAGCTTTTCAAATAATGAAAGAAAACGGATTGGTAAAGCGAGATCCCGGCGCTACAAAACTAACCGAAGGTCTAGACTTTGTAGAGGTAATTGCGGGGGACGTTGTAAAAGATACAATGCCCATTTATCCAAGGGTAGGTAAAGCTGTTAGATCCATAGACATGGTTCCTATTTTTGGTAACTTTACATCGTTTGCATCTGAAAACATTCGTAACACCGCAAACATTATGAATCGCGGTCTAAAAGAAATGGCTTTCGAGGTATCACCTCAAATGCGTAATGAGATTGGAAACGCCGCTGCGGACGAACTAACACGTCAATTTAGAGCAATGGGTGCACAAAGATTAATGTCTTACTATGCCGTGGCTAGCATGATACCTAGAAGCATGGTCCGTGCATCTTTGATTGCCACAGGAACTACAGACGAACAAATGGATGCGCTTCGGGAGCAGCTACCGAAATACATGGATGGACATGATGTTGTTGTTTTAAGTAATGACGGAAAAGGTAAAATAGATTACATCGATCTGAGTTACGTTAGCCCATATGCTTTTGTTATTGATCCGGTTAGGGCTGCGCTACAAACCTATCATCAAAAAGGTAAGCTGGACAAAAGCGAAATTGAACAGATTGCCAGCGGAGCATATCGTGGATTAGAAATGTTTGTAGAACCTTTTGGTCAAGAGTCTATGATTTATGAACGTTTTCGAGATGTGTTACCAAAAACAGATCTTCTTGGTTTTGGTGTAGGACGTGGTGGTAAAACATCTACAGGCGCTGACGTATACGCTGAAACAGACCCAATACCAGAAAAAATTGGTGAAGGTATTGGACATATTTTAAATGGTGTTATTCCAGAGTACGCTCGTCTTATAGGCACAGTAGAAAACCCTCTTAGCTTAGACCCTTTCGAACCGGGCCGTGTATATAGATCGATTACTGGATTGCCCGGAAAACGTGGCGAAGAATACAACCCGTTTAAGGAAGGTGCTCGTTTGATTACTGGATTTACCCCTATGACGGTAGATCTTAAAAATGATTTTGCATTTAAGGGTCTTGAGTATGGTCCTAGAAGAACAGACGCGAAACAGTCCGCCTCAAAGGTAATGAAGAGAGCAGACGCTTCGATGGAAGACATGACTAAAGCATGGTCCAAGTATCTGGACAATCTGTACAGAGAGCAATCTCAGTTATACGCAGACATTCAGTCTGCCAGAGAGCTTGGGCTATCTGATTCAGAGATAAGAAAGAATTTAATAAACAAAGCAAACCTTAGTCGTAAAGAAGTTGGAGCGATTATGGATGGTCGATTTTTTCCAACAACAGCTAGTCGAGAACTAGCCAAAGACATTAACGCGATGAGAAACGCAGAAGGTCGTACTGCTGTAGAGAACAGAGTTTCTTTTGAGGACTTTAACCGTATGTCCTCAGAAAGGATGAATGAGCCTCTTGCCAGATCTAATCCATCTGAAGAAAGACCAGTGGCTCCTTTGCCCTCGTCCTTGCCTCCGGGATTTAATCTTGATCCTGTTCAGGCACCTGCCCCTGCTCCGTCCGCACTGCCTCAAGGGTTTACTTTAGATCCTTTGAGTTCTCTCCCCGCACCACAACTTCCACAGCCAACGCAAACAGCGTCGTCCAAGGTTAGTCCGATTGTTTTAGGAAATGACCCGGCTACACAAGCGTTGGCACAGCAGCTAGGTAGAACCTAGCCAACCTCACCCCAGTTATCGCCAAGTTCATCGTCTACTTTAGAGGGGACTTTCAAGACATCCGACAACCCATTTTCCATTATGTGCTTGATGTTGTGAGCTTGGTCGTCACCCTCTACTGAAAAGCATAACTCATCATGCACTGTAAGCAAAGGAATAAGTCCCTCTTTGTAACAATCAGCCATAGCTTTTTTGGTCTGGTCGGCTGCTGAACCTTGAATCAATTTGTTCAATGCCTTGTAAGTAAACGCCCTTTTCAGGTTGTTTATGTTGCCATACTCCTTCTTAGCCTCTTCCAAACGCATTGGCTTGTTGTACCCAAACGTCTTCGGCTCCCACAAATGAAACCTGCACTTGCGTCCGAGTAACGTGCGTATCTGACCTTGGTCCTCGGCTCTCTGGCTAGCGATACTGGCTAGCTGCTTAACAAACGGAACGTTTGTCCTGTGCTGCTCGATCAAGTGTTTAGCCTCTTCTTTAGAGATATCCAACTGTGCTGCTAGCTTGCCCACGCCCATGCCGTACATAATCCCAAGGTTTACCGTCTTGGCTTCCTTACGTTTGATGTTTGCCAGATCCGCCACCATTTGGTGTAGATCCACATCTCCCTTGTGGTATTCTTCTACGATTGTATCGACCACCGGATGACGCATACTGTCTGGCATGCTTGCTGCAAAGTGTACCAACAACCTTGGCTCTTGGCTCGAGTAGTCAAACGACCCCCACTTCTGTCCCTCTTCAGGAATAAACAAGCCACGGATCATCCGCTTGATGTCGGGATCTCGCGCAGGAATTTGCTGTAAGTTTGGGTTGGACGATGAAAATCTCCCGGTCACAGTACCACCGTCATCGGATCGAAGCTGATGAAATTCTGTGTGTATCCGTCCGTTCTTCTCGTGCCGTAAGATCGAGTCAATAAACGTGCTGTCTGCCTTGTCGAACTCGCGGAGCTTCACAATCATCTGACATATTTCGTGCGGATGGTTGTTTAGATACTGCTTGGTAAACGACGGTGCCCCGGCCTCCGTGGTTGGGTATTCTAGGTTCAAAGCCTCGAAGACCTGTAGCACAGAGGACCCGGCCCATGGTTCTATCTCCACGCCTGTCTTGCGCTTGATCTCCTTCTTTAGTTCTTTAACCTTGGCCCTTAGTTCCCCTCGAACAATGTCTGCTTTATCCAGATCGACACGCACACCACGCTCTCTCATGTCTACCATCAACGGAATTAAACTTGTTTCTAACTCGAAAATGTGGTTCAGGTCCTGTGACGATATCTCGATGCCAAGCCTCTCCCAGAGTTTGAGCGTCATGACAGCGTCTTGCTCTGCGTAAGCACCGACAAACTTTGGAGGCAGCTTCCACATGTCTGCTTTGGGGTCGATGCCCCAATCTTTGGCTGCTGCGCGGAGCATCCTCTCGTCCTTCCGCATATCGATGTAGTCACGCCCTAGGTTGTTTAGGCTGTAGGAAAACCTGTTCTCGTCCACCAGTGGGGCTGCAACCATCGTATCGATAATCCTGCCCTCTACTTTTACCCCCTCTGCACGGAGCCATCCTGCGTCGTAGGTTGCATTGTGCATAACCTTATCGATGTGTGGAGTAGCCATTTGTTTCCTGAGCCACTTCATTGTCATCTTAGGATCTAAGTTGTGACCGTTCTGGTGGCGGATTGGGAAGTACCCCTGATAATCCCCGGCTGCTACAGCTATACCTACGATGTTACCGTCGCCTCTTGCCCATCCCGGGCCAAGCGTTTGGATGTTTGGATCCCGAGTCTCGAGATCTACAGCTATTGTCTTGTGCTGCGTTAGATCAGGAAACTCTGTGGGGATGTTCCAATCAGGATCCAGTGACTCCCCGAGCTCCATCCTTGCCAATAGGTCAACCGTCTTCTTATCTTTTCTGTCTCTTGCCATTAAAAATCTCTAGCCTTTTCTTGATATCTGCCTCGTTATCACAGCACTCTGCTCCGAGTGCCGCATACCCGGCTATGTCTGTCCAACTATCCTCGCTATCGAGCGAGTTCAAAAGTCTGGCAGTCTTTAGCCAAATCATCATGAGGGCAACATGCCTTGTGGTAATGTAGCCATGGTGTTTGTGGGCTTCATTCACAATGATGTTCCAACCCTCGAGTATGCGAGTAAAGTTCTCGAATGAATCTCCATACTCTTCTGCTCTTGGTCCGCCAATTATTTCCTTGGCTTTATCTAATACTTCATCACGTTTCCTCTTCTTGCTCCTTTGGATAAAAAACTAAGACAAAGCTACCGCACTCCGGGCAGCTTAAATTTGTTTCCATAACGTATTCTGAGTCGTCCTCACAATCGTGATCCCCACCCCAGATCAACTCCGCCTTACAATGCCAACAGTTCATAACTTATACCTGTACCTGTTGTCTGTATCCACGAGACACAAACGGTTTTTAGTTCTCGTCAAGCCAACGTACATGGCTCGATGCTCGTCATCAGGATACTTACTGTCCACACATGCCTTGGTCGAACCCAAGAACACCGCACAGTTGTCATCCTCCCCTCCCTTCATTCCGTGGAATGTAGAAAGTTTAATCCGTGGATCTCCTGTTATATCTTCCCCACGTCTTTCCAATGCTTGGATGTATCGTTTCTCGCTGTCCCCGAACCTTGCCACATCCAAAGCATCACGATCAATAGCTGCTGTCATGCCAAAGTCCTTGACAAGCCTATCGTAGGTCAGGAAACCTTCCGGGTCTGCTGCATCAAGCAGCCCTGCGGACCCACGCTTTACGACGGCCTTATCTCCTTGTTTCGGAACAAACTCATACAAGGATCTGATCGAAGGTAGCTCAACACCTTCCCCGGCCTGTAGTCGTCTCCATATCTGCGCTGCTTCTGCTGCTTTTTGATTCACGCTGCTCTTGCCCTTTACCGCAAACAAATGTCCCTCGAGCCATAGCTGCGATGCCCACTCTCGAACAAACGAATTGGTTCGAGCCATCAGGGTCCACGATCCTTGGCTTAGATCGAGATCGTATGGATTTAGTGCCCAGTCAATCCGTCCCTCGTTATCTGTTGGGTTGAAAATCTTTTCTCTTCGCGTCGATATACGCTTCACAACTTTCTGTGACAGATCGTGAACCACCCTTGGCATGCGATAGCTTTGTGTAAGAACCCTGAAGTTATCTGATGCTCCCAGGAATCTTTTAACATCTACCCCTGTCCATCTGTGGATTGCCTGATCGTCATCCCCGGCAATCAATACACGCTTGGCATTCCTAGCAATCTCGAACACCATCTCCCATTGCAACGGTGTTAAATCCTGTGCCTCGTCAACAATAAACAGATCGAGGTGAGGCGGTTCTCCTATCTGTACATACTTTTCTATTAGATCTGCGAAATCAAATTTATTGGTGGCTGACTTATATGCCTGTAGCTCTGCCTCTACCTTCCGTAGTTGAAAGAAATGCAGAGAGTGGTTGGCTACTTCATTGAACTCTTTCTCGATACTAATCATGCGATATCGAGCTCTGTTCTCCATCTGTAGATACACGTCTCCACTGTCCAAGGCTGTGGGTATCAACATACCATCGTCTGGGCTCACGGCACTCGCACCTCGAAACTTCAGGCCGAGCTCTCGAGATAATACGTCCCAATCCTCCGGGCCTAGCATATCTCCAGTGCCTAATCCAAGTCCATTGAAGGCCCAAGAGTGCAGCGTCCTGAACCATGGCAGATCTTTTCGATCTACATTGAACTTAATACAGGCTCGAGACACGGCTTCTTGAATAGCTTTCCGTGTAAACGAAACATAACCAATACGGTCAGGCGGTGTGCCGAGGCGCATAGCTTCCTCGATCTCCTCCATCAACGTGTAGGTTTTTCCGCAGCCCGGGGGACCAAAGATAATTTCAGCGTTGGGTATCATTCCTGTACCCCTCGAGGTCTGCTGTCTAACCAGTCAATAACCTCGTCTTCTTTCCAACGGCTTGCGCTGCGCTTGCCGTCATCCTGTCCAAGAACGACAGGCTCGGGAAACTCTCCCTCGTGTACCCATTTATAAATGGTTGATCTCGAGACGTTCAGCCACTCTGAAACCTCTCCGACCTTTAAGAGCTTAGAACGGGACTTCATACTTATCCTCCTTTACGTCAATCTCTATGTCAGCGTCATCAAATGCAGGAACCCACCACACACGAATCGACGTATGCTTACCGTCCTCGCGTTTGATATTCCGTGTGCCATGGCACTCCTCGTTATGATTCATTTGTTTAAGTTGATCCTGAACCTGTGCCCTCGTGTATTGTGTAAAGCTTCGGTTCTTCAGATATTCCATGAGAGCCTCGATACGGAACTTAGTCAGCCCCTTCTCGGTCCATGGTTTTCCAAGCTCCATCTCCTCTGGAGACATAGCTCGAATACGGCTTGTACAAAAATTTCTCAGGTGCTCACGGAACTGACCAGAGTATGTGAGTTCCTCCGAGACCGGGATTTTTGTAGCTGTCTGCATCATTCCGTTGATTGTTTTCTGCCATACCGATGGCTTCGGTACTGGTGGCATTGTGTCTAACTGCTCCATACACGCACGTTGAAACAGCGTTGGATGTTGTAGTTGATCTGTTGATAGGACCAACCGACCACCATCGACGGTCATAAAATATAATCGAGGCTCCGACTGCATGATAGTAAGTCCATCTATTTTGGCTGCATCAGGAGCGTCCTCTCCTATGCCATACTTTCTGGTACGACAGATGTCTTTGTTGCAGTGGTCCTTCAGTGGACACACATCACACTGGTAGAAATATTCTTTGCGCTCCAGAGATTTCTGTAGCTGCATAACCTCCGAGGCCGGGAGGGGTGGCTCACATAAGATACGATTGTATTCTTCGTGGTGAGACTTCCAATCGTCTGACCACTTCATCCGACAGTATACGCCCACCGCAAACATAAAAATGTTTCTGTTTTCTGTGACCTTGCCCAAGCTCGAGATCAACTCCAAGCAATACGCCCCATCACTGAAGTGTATGCGCTCTCCACCGAAGTTCATCTCTGTCAACTCGGACATCGATACTCTGGTTTTCTCTGCTGCTTTTAAAAACTGATCCAATGTCATTGCTTCACACTTCGTATTGAAACAATACCGCATGGTTTCTTCTGCATTGTAATACGGTAGGTTGATAAAGTTTCCTAGATCTCCCCGGTCCTCGATAATCGTATCCTGTTTTGGAAACACCTCACAACCAGAGTGCCCTATGGCTGACGCCATCTCGGACAATAACTCACGGACCAGTGCCGCAGGTTCCCAGTGTTTCAAGAATAAAAATAAATGTGCACCGCCCGACTTCGATCTGCAATGGAGAAGGGGCAGCTTTAAATCCTGTATCTTTTTGTTCAGCGTCTTGTGATCGAGATCATAGATGTCGATATCCAAAGCACCAAACTTACACACATCACCAGAACGGATCGGTATCGAACCAATCCCTTGTTCGCCATCGATGTGGCCCTGTAGTTTTTCTGCTGTCAACGTTTCTCGAATCACGAAACTTTTGGCATCTGCCTTGCCGTTTCTACCAATGCGCCCCACGTTCGTGGCACCGTGGCCTTTCTGTGATCCTTCGAAGACCGCCAACAATTGTTCTGCTGCTGACATAGGTTACTCCTGTTGTGAAGGGTGGGGGGTGGTGTCGGACGCGGTCTAGACTCGGCCTTCAACCTTCACCCCCCAAAGCTGCTTAGAACGGTATTGAATCGTCCTCTTTCCGAGACTCTGAGGGAGTCTCTTCAGGAGCAGCTTTAACCTCACCCGCAGCCACGCTCTCACGGAACGCTTTGGCTTCGAGCAGCAGATCACGGTTCTTAACCAAATCTACTTTTTCAATTTGGTAGTTGGCCCATGAACCTTGATCATTGCTTTCCTCGGTTGTGGTCAACTTCCACATGGTTGCGTACACAGGCGGAGTAATCATCTGCCCGGTCTTCGGGTGTTTGATCTTCTGCATAGCGATTTGTGTCTTCCAACGACGGCTAACTTTTAGCTGTGTTGATTTCATGTCAACGACGACAGGCTGAAACGTACCGTCCTCGTCAACAACTAGACTGTAATGCTGATCCGACTTCACCAGTTCGTTACCGTTTGGTAAGATCTCCTTCGCGCCTTGGCGCTCAGTCTTTTGGAGAATAGGATCGTTAGCAGCAATCTCCCCATGGAAACCACCGCCCTGATCGCGAGGTGTAAACTCCAGATACTTAGTAGTCTGGTAACACGGAATCAACGTCACGCCATCTTCACCATCCCAGTACTGATTAGATACTGTGTTGAACACATCCCCAGAAGATGCACCCTCGATAAACTCAGGCTTCTTCTTATTCAACTGTGGTGACAAGGCTTGCAGAACTCGCAAGAAAGGTATTTGCATCTCCGAGCTTTCGAAGACTGCACCGTCCCCTGCAAATTCTAGTATGTCGTCCATTACATCCGTTGATACAGATGTCTCTTTCTTCTTTGCTACAGCGTTTGCCATTATGCTTTCCTCCTGATTTGTGCTGCGTTAGCTATGAATGCCCCGAACATATCGAGGTCAATCGGTTTACCATCTGTCACACGTTCCTTAACAAACGCTTTTAGAGTAGATGGGTGTACATGAGTCTTGGTCTTCGGATCAAAACCCTTCTCTTGCAGGACACCAATTGCGTCCCCTGCCATATTGTCTTCGCCTTTGCCGAACGAACAAGTCACGTCGTTCTTGATAATGTCGTCCAAGCCATTGTCACGCAGCCAAGCGAATGCCTCATCCTTACGGTCTTTTGGGATAGATGCATGCACCATCATCTTTCTCTCGACAGTTAAACCATCGACATCCAGACGTTCAACGCCCATCTCATCCATAAGTGAGGGTATGTTTTCCACAGAGAGCTTGTGCTTCTCAGCTTTCAATGCTTTCATGTGGATCTCCGCATCCTCGATTTGCTTCTCGACGTTGCGAAGTGTGAGAACAAGATCACTGAGTTGCTTTCCTGTTCCCGAATCGACTTGAGCAAGTGCCTCGCTCTCATCGAAGTAGTCTTCAAATATATCAGTCATGATAAGTTTTTTCCTCTTCAGGGTTGAAATTTCGAACCAAACGGTCCATGTATTGGACTATATAGGGAGAACTAGATGGATTACAAGTACAAATTTAAAACAAAACCGTATAAACATCAAAAGACTGCTTTGGAGCTTGGTGGACAACGGAAGTCTTTTGGTTACTTCATGGAGATGGGGACAGGTAAATCAAAGGTCCTGATCGACAACATCGGCATGCTGCACATGCAGGGGGAGCTCGACTTTGCCCTGATCATTGCACCAAAAGGTGTGTATCGCAACTGGACCTCGAAAGAAATTCCAGAACATATGTCAGACGACGTACCTGTTCGTGTGATTCGGTGGGTCTCCGGGCCAAACAAAAAGCAGCAAGCAGAAATGCATTCGATCAAAGATAAGTTCGAGGGACTGACAGTGTTTGTTATGAACGTCGAAGCGTTTTCCTCGATCAAAGGTAAACAAGCCGGGGAGTGGTTGGGTCGTGCGTTTGGACATCGAGGTATGATTGCAATCGACGAATCAACGACCATCAAGAACCATCAAGCCAAACGCACCAAAGCTTTGACAAAGATTGCACAGGCATTCAAGTACAAAAGATTACTGACAGGGTCTCCCATTACAAAAAGTCCGCTTGACATTTTCTCTCAAGCAGAATTCCTACAAAAAGGACTGTTGAGATACGATTCTTTCTACGCATTCCAAGCTCGATACGCTGTGTTGCAACGCAGAACGATGGGCGCTCAGTCCTTTAATCAGGTTATGGGATTTAGAAACCTCGAAGAGCTAACAAGAATGATCGATGAGTTTTCGTATCGAGTCCTGAAAAAAGATTGTCTGGATCTACCAGATAAATCATACACGGTCAGATATGTATCGACCACCAAAGAACAACTCGAGATGTACGAAAGTCTCAGGCGTCACGCCATGGTGCTGTTCGAGGATGGAGAGATGACATCTGCCCCGGCTGTTATCACACAGCTACTACGGCTCCAACAAATTTTATCCGGGCATCTCAAGACGGACGAGGGTGAGATGGTTACCTTCCCATCGAAGCGCATGGACGCACTGGAAGAGATCCTCGAAGAACACGACGGTAAGGCTATCATCTGGTCTAGATTTAGATACGATATTCAACAGATTGTAGAAATGATTAACAAGAAGTTTGGCCCGGGCACGGCTGCTGCTTACTACGGTGACACCCCGGACGATGAACGGGTCAGAATCGTGCAAAACTTTCAGTCGCCCTCGAACCCTCGGTTCTTTGTTGGCAACCCGGCAACCGCAGGATACGGGCTGACATTGACGGAAGCTAATCTCGTGGTCTATTATGCTAATGACTTTAACCTCGAAACTCGGATGCAGTCTGAAGACCGGGCGCATAGGATTGGACAACACAACCCGGTGACCTATGTAGATCTGATGACCGAGGGGTCCATCGATGAGAAGATCGTCAAGGCACTTCGGGCCAAGATCGATATCGGTGCAAAGGTATTAGGAGAAGAGGCACGTCAATGGCTGACTATGACCCCAAAGAAATAACCAAGCTGCTCGAAGAGCGATGCACTGGTTACGCATCTGAGAAAACAACAGCAAAAGAAATTGCAGAGTTAACCGGGCTAGACATCGATGTCGCCCGGGCATTCTCTCGAGGATGGTCGCGCATGTCCGCCATAGATATTCGAGGATATCGAAAGGGACCTGACTGGGTAAATAAAAAATTCTTGCCTGAAAATTAATCTGTGGTAGTCTATCACTACCTTAAACTGCTTGCATTTATATATAAATGCACCTCAATAAACTATAGGGCCGCAGTATTCCTGCGGCCCACTTTTATTTTAGACTCTCTATTTCTTTCAGCAAACGATCAACTTGCTTTTGAAGAGCCTTAATTTTTCTTGAGTTGTCTGGTTTTTTGATGACAGGTGGGGCAGATCTCGTAGTCGTATCCGCTCCACCCGATACCCCCCACTTTTTCCGGGCTGCGGCGTTCTCTTTCACCGCTGACTGTTCCATCAAACGCTTTAACAGATTCTCTCGGTCCACCACGTTTATCCTTCCTAACAAAAACTAATTGGTGACGCTTGGCAGTATCGTATACAGCTTGCGAAGAAACACCTAAATGTTTTGCTGTCTCCGCAAGCGTGTATCCTTCACTGGCACACTTCTTGTAATCTTTAACTGTGTACTTCCATTGCCTCATCTATTTCATTTTCCTCCATACCATAGGTGAACGCATGCAACGTGTACGCCCACAGAGTAAGCGAAACACGCTTCTGATTTTCCGTGGACTTTATATCAGCTTTTACAATTTTACCAGACTTGTGTAACCTCGATAGTTCATCTCGAATATCTGCGGCTACACCATAGCTACTCCCCAACTCGTCACAAATCTGACGTGTTGTTATGGGAATCCAGTCTCCATTGTCGTCACACCACCCATCGAGGACATCAATTATTTTTTCCTCGAGCGTTGGTTCCTTGTTGACTTGTATAATGTTTTCGGGCGTAGTCGCCTCCAGAGAACCTATGAATTTACAAGACACAGCTTTGAAATCTGTCTTGTCTCTATGATCTGGGTGGTTTGGCACAATGATTAGTTCTACTGTGTCACCCACTTCAGGCACATAACCCTCCCGATAATTCTTCGGACTGATAAAAACTTTGGTTCCGTCTTCGATGAGCCCGAACGCTGCGCCCGGACCCTCCATGTATTTAGAGTAGATTACACTTACTACTCCTGCCGTTACTTTTTGCATTAATCCATGCATGTTATATCAACTTTCCAATTGTTCTAAGTTCTTCAACGTATCGCTTGAGTTCACGCCTCGCGTGAAACAAACGCTGCGCGGCATCACTATCCGCGTCTCTTTTCAGTGACTCGTCAATCCATCGGTTTACCTCTCTCTTTAAAAAATCAACCTGACCCCGTTGGAACGGGGAAAGGTATTCAGGATTCTCGGACATTTGGATCCTCCACACTTGTCTCGAAAACACTGATGTTATCTCCATGACAAATAACGCATAGAGACTTGGTCAGTTGCTCCAAGGTTTCTACATCCATTGGAAACTCTGCGGCCTCCCATTCAAACTGGCAATCCTCGCAGTACAGATCCAATGTCTTCCTTCGACCTTGCGGCCCCACGCTTATGAGCTTAGGCATCCACTACCCTCCAAACATAACAGGGACTACCGATCTCATAAATGTGATCGACCTCGATCTTCCCTTCTTTGTGAAACTTCGACATGTAGTATCGAACCGTGGATATTTTAATCCCTGTTCGATCTGCCAGTTGAACAGACGTTCCTATGTCACGCCCCAGTTCATTGAGCAGTTTCTCTCCACGAGTTAGTGTACTTGACATTTTTCACCTCCTTGTACTTTTTCTAACCAATTTTCCTTCGATGCTTTGAGCATCAACCCCGCCGCCATTTGCATGTCTTTGCTTGTCCAATACTTCTGGGCAATATTCATGATAGTAGCCATGATCTCCGAGTCAGTCATGTCCTTCGGAAATAAAGACATCATGTTATCGAAGTATGCGGCCTTCTCGAACTTGTCATCAGGTAAATCAAAATTCTCTCGACACACCATAGACATGATCACGTTTTCCTTTGGAAGGATCGACAGATGTTTTTCCATCTCCTCCCATGTATCGAAGGTGATCCAATCTTTCTCAGTCACCTTGCCGTCTTCAGTCTTAAACCAAGATACTTGGTACAATTTACTTCTCCTTTTTTTCTATTTTGTTAAGCAGTGCTTCTGCTGTTTGTAATGAACCCAAAGCTTTTGGATCCATCGCTCTCATCATGCCCTCGAACAGATGCTTTGGCATGTCATCCTTGCATTCGATGTACATGTCCAACATCAACTCTTCGAGGTGCTGTCGCAAACCAACGAGCATCATCAGCTTGTTGGTTGGTGCGACATTACCTGAGTTAAGGTACTCTTCCGAGAATCTCAACACTGGTTCGAAAGGATAATCTTGATTGAGTACAAACTCCAAGATCTGTAGCTCCTTTCCAAAGGTCGTCATTGCATTGTCTCCTTCTCAACATCATCCTCGTCCACGTTCCACGCCAACTCAACCGTTATGTTATGGTAGTGGCAGTAGCCTATCGATGCATATGTTTTCTGAGGATCCTTCAAATGATCCCCGATCAACGCATGACAACCACTGGTGTCATCCATCACAAGTGACAGGAAGTATCCACTCTCACCATCGGACCACGAAACAATCCGACCTCCATCCGAAGAGGTAGTGAACTCTTCACCTATAGCACGAGTTAACCCTGATATTGCCCACACGAAATCACTTATCGTGTCAGGCATGTGATTGCTCACCATTTTATCACCATTCTTTTCGGTCTTCTTCATTTCTCCATCCTTCCCAATATGCCTCGATCTCATTTTCTGACATCTCTTTTTTAGGTACAACATCCGAACCTATGTTATCCAACCACATGTGTGGCTCTGGCTCCCGACCATAGTATCGGTCTGCGGCCCCACGGTCTGAGGCTCGATCCTCCCGATCCATCATCCAAGCTTTTACTTTACCCATTTTTTTCCTCCTTTAATCTGAGTTAAGATATGATTGCATTTCATAGTATGACCCATTCACTGGACCCCATTCGCATTCCTCGCAAACACGAATGATCTTAAATGTGTCAGGATCTTCTGACGCATAAAGGTGATCAACTTTATCACCGCAATAGTCACATGTACCCATCACCAATCCTCCTTAAATACCTTGCGGAATATCTCATCCAACATGTCTTCCATTTCACGATCCGTCATTTTGACACCTGCCAGTCCTCAAGAACCGTCGCCTGATGGCACTCAATGTACAACCCTTCAGGCTGATCGTCCTTAACAATGTCAGACAAAACCATCCAAGCATCCCAAGCCATCCTAGCAACACCATCGTAGTACCCAGTCTCTAGGTCCTTGACCAATTGCTGTAACTCACCAAACTCAGGGTCCTCTTCATCGTACTCATACCCATTGAGATACTCTCGGGCAGACTCGAGCGTCTGATCGATGTACCAAAGATTGGCAACGTGGGTGTTCTTGCAAACATAAGTGCTTACCTCACCGTCCAAAGTTTGACTCACTATTACTTGTACCTGCATGCTTCATCCTCCTCTATGACCTCATCGATGTGCGGTCTCCATGCCTTGTCTATTCCGTCAATAAACGTACCCATAAAGTCCATGCCCTCGTCCTCATATTGTGCACGGACCTTGACCCCCATGTTGTGCAGCTTCTTCCATATCGGAATAGGCGGACCCCATGCCGTCCAACATTTGAACGTGAACCAAGCCTCGTTCTCATGCCTGTCAAGATCATGGATCATCTCAACCTCGCACACATCCCACTTGGTGCCCCAAAAACCAAGACGCCAGTAATACCATGCAGGAGTCTTCGTTTCGAAACCATACTTCTCAGTCTCGTCCACATCAGGCAGTAAATATGTTTTAAGTGGCATCGGTGACACAACATCACAGAACCGACCGTTCTCCGACAGGCTGTGGTGTAAGTATTGGACCACGTCCCTCGGACCTTCAACCTCAACAGATTGATAACAATGATTTGGCATTACACCCCCCAATCTAAAAATTTTTCATCACCAGTAATCGGGCAGTCAAAGTGACCATCCGCACCAATGTCTTTCTTGTAATCTTCCTTTAGAATTCTGTAGAACTCCTTCTCGTTCTTCGCCTCAATCGTACCGAACATAGCGCCGTAGTCGCTATCAAAACAAAAATGATACTCTTCCATTATTCCCACTCCTCTACATTGAAATCTACGTCCTCGATGTAATCACCATCGTATTCCTTCCAGAACAAATCACCATCGTTCTCTCGAGCAAGACGCTCGGCCTCGACTTCATCAGTAGCCAACACCTCGGCTACTCGAGTGACCGTGTACATACGCGACACATTATAAAGTTTCTTATCCATTATACGTCCCCCAATTCATCATGTAACCTACTGATAATCGCGCCCAGTGCTGAACCCAAATGCTTGCGGTCACAATTCAAGACCACATCCTTAACGTCATAGGCACTCGGATCTCGATACTCAGTGTTGGCACTGCACGACTGAGGGTGGGGCTTGGCCTCCTCTTCAGCAATCATCCGATCAATCGTCTCTTGGTTTGATCCTGACGTATCGAGGTTCGGGTCTCGCAAACAATTGTGCAAGTTTAAGAACTCAAGCATCTCCGTCTTCGAAGTAGGAACATCGATCTCCCACCAGTCTTTACCAAAAGCTTTCTTCGCATCCGATTGGGTCCCTGCCCAACCACCTTTTTGATCATAATATAATCTCATAACTTCCCCCTAATCAGTAAAATGTAAATCAAAACGATAGTACGGCTCACAATAGCCCCACTTACAAAACGGCATCTGCAATGACACATGCACCGCCCACTCCCACGGCCCTGCCTCGAAAGCAACACACCAGAATTTACCATAACCTCGAGCCTCTGTTTGCTCGGGTGTGTAAATGCAAACCTCAATCTCAGGCTTCATGCCTACGTTCTTGGCCCACTTACACAATGCTTTATACAAACCTTTGGCAGCACCTGCCTTGGTCTTATACTTCTCGGGGTTCCAATCTATGACCATGGTCCCCTCTTCCATACAATCAATCGCTAACATTACACGTCCTCTCTTTGACTGTTCAGGTATCCCAATTCTTTTATAACGGTATCCTCACAGATGTTGGTGGCGGAGGTTACTCTTTCGATCCCCATTTTTTCCGCAGCTTCAGTCATCTCGAACAATGCGGACAGTGCATTCTGTAAAAATTCTTTCTTGTCCTTACGGCTGTATTCGCCTTGTTCATTTTTCTTAGCAATTGCACCGTTGCCGATGTAAATGCCTGTTACCCAATCTGGGGTTATTTGTGGTGTCTTTACCATTAGTAAACTACCCTCCCTAATAAATCGTTTAAACTAATATCGTACTTTTCTTCACATCGAGTTGCCGCAAAGTTGATCGCGCAATCGTACATCAGGTCGTAATACTTATCCTGACCATAAGCAGGTTTCGCGTCTTCTGCGTGAATTGCATGATCGACCAAGTACTCCAAACCTGCTTTGTCAGCGGCTGCTTGGATCTCGTTACACAAATCCATGTAATCTTCTTCGTATTTCATTTTTTAAATGCTCCTCTTGCGTTTTATATAGATGGGGACTTGTCAAAGGTTTGTCAAGTTGATTTGATAAAATAAATAAAAAAACTTTCTATATAATACTTTTTGACCCCCCCTTACATAAAAAAAAGTTTTTGAAAAACGTGTGAAAAGCGTATTAAACGTATTACAGATCGATAAAGTATTTATATACAGAGAGTTAACCCCCAACTCTCATCCGTATTACGAGCGTATTATAATACGTTACAGGTGTATTAGATCTTCTAATATGCCCTGAGTCGATTTTCGGAATTGGTTTTTTTCTGGTGTTGGGTGTAAAAATCGTAATATAACAAGTCAGAATAATACGGTACTAATACGGTACTAATACGGTAAATAACATTAGGAGACTAATGCGGTGACAAAAAAAGATATAGAAGAAAAGCACGAAAGAAAGCTTACCAATAGACAGCTAACTTTTGCAAGGCACATAGTCGAGGGCATCTATTCGAATGCTGAAAGTGCGAGGCAAGCAGGGTACTCACCAGAACTGGCAAACGAAAGAGCATCTGTTTTGTTGAATGGTCGAGACTATCCACATGTTGTCGATCACATCAAAGAGCTTCGAGAAGAGCGAGAACGAAGGTATGGGGTGACCACAATTGGTCAACTCGAGCGACTGCATCAATTGTCTCGAGGAGCCGAGGATGCAGGGCATTTTTCAGCAGCCATCAACGCAGAGAAAATAAGATCTGCCTTGGGTGGTTTGACCATCGATAGGCGCGAGAACATTAACACCGTTGACCAGATGACCAGAGACCAGATTGTGGCGCGGCTCGATGCACTTAGAAAACAATACCCACAGGTTTTTGAAATTGAGACAGAATACAAGGATATTACACCAAATGAGCAAGGGACCAGAAGCGAACTTTTGGAACACGATAAGGCAGAACTTGCCGAAGAAGTGCTTCGCAACGAGGATTGAAAACAAACATGGGGGCGGTGTTCCTGATGTTCACATGGTTTGGGACCACATACCTTTATGGCTCGAACTTAAAACAGTGAAAAACAACGCAATTAAAATTTCTGCCCATCAGATAGCGTGGCATATGGCGTATTACGCTCGAGGCGGTGCATCCTTTTTCTTGGTCAAGCACCTCCCGACAAGGCATCTATATTTGTTTGAAGGGTGCCAAGGACCTGATTTGCTATCTAAAGGTTTAAGCAGCACCGTGGGCCAACGGTTCGAGGACATAGGTTCGATGTTCGATGCCCTGCGGCCCCACGCGGCTGATATATTATCGGGCTCGAGGGACCAATGATCGAGGCTCTGCGGCCCTGCGGCCCCACGCGGCCAAATTCCTTGGGCGAGGCGACGAGGTACGAGGAGCCGAGATCCATGAACATGTGTCCGAGGAACGAGGACTCCATTTCTTTAGCGCGGGTACGCCGCGCAAGTGACCGCGTTTAGCGGCACACTATAAACTTTAGCGAGGAACGAGCGACCGGATTGGGGGGAGGAGCGACGAAGGAGTGACGGGGGGCTGCGGGGGCTAATGGATAAAGTGTCCGACGAAGGAGGACTCCATCTATGATAGTAGTAGAAAAGGGACCGAAGCCCCTTTCCTTAGTGCTTAACGATAGCAATTGACTTAGCCTGTTTGTATCCAGCGCAAAGTTTACATGCGGTGCACTGTACTCGATGTCCCGCTTCCTTTGATGCTGGACAGATTGCCTCGAACTTGAAGTCAATGTCCTCTACCTTTGAGACAACTCTGAAGGTACGTTGGTTAGCGGCCCAGTGTTGTTGAGCCTTTTTGTAAGTATCAGCAGACTGCATTGCGATGTCGGGTCGCCAACCTGATTGATGACTGTATGCTGTCCATTCATCACATTCGGATAACAACTGTTCCCAAACGTGCGGCGGTACAGCGGCAGGGTCTCCGTAAGTACCAACTCTTATGAAGCGTCTGATACCAAGTCCAACTCTGTCCGTCCGATTGGTAGCGTCAGGATATACACCGCGTTGGAATGCCCTCCAAACGATTAGAACTCCCTGACCAAGGTTGACGTAACAGTCACGACCTTTGGCTTGCTTGCGATTCGGATCGGTAGTGACCTCGCCTCGCATGATACAGTCGCCACAGATAGCAAAGTCTAGACCTGTCTTACTAGATTCGAGAGGGTTAGTGTCTCGAACAAGTATGTAGGTTTGTACGACTGTGCCTGTCTTACGGTTACGGTTGGACAACGTTGCGATTACAACGATTGGCGTACCATCCAAGAGACTGGGTCCATTGTAGATAATACCTGATTTCATAATTACGTTCCTTCTGTTTGAAAACCGGGGGCAAAGAATGCCGCCCCCGGTAGGTTTGAATTATTTGAAAGTGATGGTTGCCTCCATTTCTTTACCGTCAAGATGATTGCTGACCATCTCCTCGATCTGATACTCATGACCAGACATGTCATACTCTTCCAATGCGGCGTTGATCCACTCGTCAACTTGCCATCTGTGATCCTCGATCTCAAACTCAGAGTCGTTATGACCCATGTCCGCGAGGCGCTTGTCGATCTCAGTGGCTAGTTTGTCTTGCAACAGTAGCCATATTGATTTGCTTAGAGCCTCGAAGAACTCGTCTTTGGATTCGGAAGTGATAAGATTTAGATCAGTCATTTGGATCCTCCTGTTTTGACTGTTGTACCGCAAGGTTGAAACCCATGGCGGCGGCTGTGATGAGATGAGGTCGATCATCACGATTGTGACGATCAACCCAATCCATCAATTCATCCCACGACATTGGGGTATGAAATAGATTCAAAGTGTCCAAGTTACGCTGTCTCCTTGTACTCGATAGGTTTGTCGATGGTGGTCTTGTCCCAACCAACACTGCTCTCAATTTCTCGAACAGCATTCTGAAGAAGGGCGGTCCACTCACGATGAGCGGTACGTTCCGTCGAGTACTTTGACGTTGCGTTGTCTCCTGCTTCTTGCAAGATCCGAACCAGTTCCTTGACCTCACCGACAGTTACTTCGATAGATAAAGGAATGTTTTGATACTGAGAGTAATTATACTTTGGCATGATAGCCTCCTATAAAGTTAACAAACACACACGATTCTTCGTGCGATGGCTCTTATCTCGCTACTCAAATGATCGTGCCGAGTCCCAGTTTACGCAGGACGAGGGAATCGTAAAGGAAGCCGAGCGTCCCCGCGAGGGCA